CATCGTGGTGCTGAAGGACGAGGACAAAGAGGTCGTGCGCTCCCTGCTCCCGGAGCTCAAGGCAGCTCAGGAGTATGCCGAGCAGAGCCGGCTCCTGCGCGCGAATGGGCCCGATGACCGCCGCGGGACCGCGCAGCACCAGTCGCTGCAGTCCTTCATCGACCACGCGAACCGCTTCAAGGCCGAGAACTCGGCGGTCTGGGCGAACCCCGCCGACCGGAAGCTGGTCTCGGTGCTCGACTACCACCCCGCGGGCGCTGCGAGCGAGGCCCGCTGGGGTCGGCATCGGGGCGTTTACCCCTGCCCCCTCTCCGAGGCGTGGGTGGCCTGGGGCGGAGGCAAGGAGATCACCCTCGACCAGGACGACTTCGCGGCGCTCCTCGATAGCCGGGATCGCGAGCTGGTCGGCGGCACCCTGCCCTCCGGCCGACAGGCGCCGGACCCCGCGTCGCTCATCTCCCTCGCCTCCAAGCTCGAGGTCTACTCGACGGCCACCGCGAAGCGGGAGCGGGACCCGAACACGGGGCGGGTGAGGATCTCCTACGCCGAGGACAAGGGGATGAGCGGGGACGTGCTCCCGCCGCCGTCCTTCCTCATCCTCATCCCGGTCTTCGAGGACGGCGAGCCTGCACCGCTCGAGGTGCGCCTGCGCGTCACGGTCGAGGACGGAACCGCGCAGTTCCGGGTCCAGATCCACGCGGCGACCAACATCCTTCGCGGGGCCTTCCTCGGCCTCTGCGAGCGGGTGAAGGCGGAGACCGGTCTTCCCCTCTTCGTCGGGACGCCGGAGTAGCGGGTGAGGCGCGTCGCCCTCCATCTCGAGCGGGCCGCGGGCATGGTGGTGCTCGCGGTCTACTTCGTCGCCCTGGAGCTGGTCCTCCGTCTGGACGAGCGCGAGCTCCGGCGGAGGGACGGCGCGTGAGCACCTCCGCCTGCGGCTGCTTCGGCCAGGCCGCGCCCCTCTGCCGGAGGTGCCAGGACGCGCAGCAGGCGCTCCTGCGGACCCTGACGGACGAGGTCATTCGTCTGGGCCGGCGGCTCTCCGTGCTCGAGGGGAACCGCGAGAGCCACCTCCATCTCGTGAGCACCACCTGCCCGGGCTGCGGCCGGCGATTCGCGCACCTCAACTCCGACCATCCGCGCACCTGCAGCAGGTGCCGGGGCGCTGAGGGAGTCCCGGCGTGACGTTCCCGTCGGACTGGCAGAAGGCGTGGTGTCGGAAGTCCGAGTGCGCCTACTCGCGGGGGCCGGTGCAGTGCGACCTCTGCAGGATGTGGCGATCGGCGCTCGAGCGCCCGCTGGGGTTCTTCGTCCCCTTCAACGGGACACACAGCGAGCGCGGTCTGATGTTCGGGGGCTGGTGGGTCTGCGGCTTCTGCGTCGCGCACATCATGTCGGTCTTCGCTCCGTCGCCCGAGAGGGGGGCTGCTTGACGCTCACCGAGCGGGCCGAGCAGGTGGAGGCGTTCGGGCACGCGGCCGCCCAGCGCCTCCAGGACTGGGATCGGGAGGGCGGAGCCGGCCCGGAGCGCTACCGCGCCAACGTCCAGGTCGCGGCCCTTATGTTCGGCCTGGCCGCCCGCCACTGGTCGGACGTCGCCGTGGAGCGCAGCCCCGGCCCCGGCCGGGATGAGGCCATCGCCCGGGCCGCGGACTGCCAGGCGAAGGCCGAGGACTTCAAGGCGCGACTCACAGAGGGGAGAGAACGGTGAGGCTGCCATTCCTGCAGCTGGACAGCGAGGTCCTCGACGTGACGGCCCCCGAGGTCGCCATCGCGCTCGACTGGACCGAGGAGGCGGCCGTCGTCGCCGTCCTGCGGATGGTGCAGTACGTCCTCGCCCGGTGCCCAGACGACGCCCCTCCGAGCGCCCACGCCGTCATCCGGGGGCCGAATGCGGCGCGGATCCTGGCCCGGGTGGCGAAGTGGGCTGGGGACCCTGACGCCTTCGTCGCGGCCTTCTGTGGCGCGAGCCACCCCGTCCTCGAGCGCCTGTCGGACGGGATCCGGCTGCGGGGGACCAAGCGGTACGACGAGGCCTGGCTGGGACAGAAGGACCGGAGCGCCAAGGCCAAGGCTGCGGCCGATGCCCGCTGGGCCCAGGAGCGCGCGAGGGAGGAGGAGGAGCGTGCTCGGGCAGAAGCCGAGCATGCCACGAGCAATGCTCGAGCATCCGCCGAGCATCCGCCGAGCACTGCTCCGACCGTGCTTGGCGATGCCAAGACGCAGATTAAGACGCAGACGCAGATAGAGACTCAGAGTCAGAACCAGAGACCAGAGTCAGAACCAGAGAGAGATGAACCGCCGCCGCAGTACGCGCGCGAGGGGTGGCAGCCGCCTGGCAAGCCCGAACCCCCGCCGGACCCGTTCGCGGATGGGATGAGCTTCTTCGCCCAGGTCCAGGTCGAGCGCCACGAGGACGGCCTACCTCGGGAGAAGCCTCCAAACCACCGGAAGCTCTCTGCGTGGTGGTCGGAGGTCCACCACGACCTCGACGGCGACGTTGCGCTCCTGGTCCCCGCCTACCGCGAGTTCTCGAAGGACCCCTTCTGGCGCTCGCAGAAGCCGCCCCTGCCCTTCCCCGCCTTCATGTCCCAGTGGAGAAAGTATGTCCCGCCTCGCCCTGTTCAGCGACGCACCGCCTGAGACGCAGGAGCCGTCCGAGCCCTGCGTTCGATGCAAGCGGAACCCCGCCGCGCACGAAATCTGGAAGTCCTGGATCTGCCGCGAGTGCGTCGGGGACTGGTTCCAGGACCCACGGTTCGAGCCCAAGTCGGTCTGCGGCGCCCTGGGGTTGAGCCCGTCCGCTCACCTCGGCCAGGTCGACGCGCAGCGACACGACGACGAGTACGTCCGCCGGACCGCCGAGTGGGCGAAGGCGGGTCCGCCGCGAGGTGAGCTGTGAGCGACTCCGCGGCCTGCGATGCGTGCGACGGCCTCGGCGTCGTCCCGATGCACGAGACCAGCGGAGGCCTCTGGTTGCCCCCGCGCGGCCACCGACAGCGGCCAGGGAGGCACCGCTGGGAGTGCGGACCGGAGAGGGCGCTGTCCCCCGCGAGCACCTGGAGCACGTCGGGGCGACGCCCTGCGCTCCCTGCGGCGGCACGGGAAGGGTGAGCGCACCGTGAGCGACCGGGAGTTTCTGGTGCGCCTCATCGAACTGGAGGCGCGGGCCATCGGGCCCGGTCTGCTCTGCGCCGGGGTACTCGTGCTGCTGGCGATCCTGGCCCGCCTGACGGGGGTGATCGGACCATGAGGTTCTCGCCATTCGAGGACGAACCGAAGGTCGGTGCGGAGCGGCATGTCCGGCGCTTCGCGCTCCTGCCCGTCCGGCGAGGCGACGGCGTGTGGCTGTGGCTGGAGCGGTACATCGCCACCGAGCGCCTGGTCTGGGAGCGACGCTTCGACGGCTACATGGGCTACCGGGTGCTCTACTGGAAGACGGTCCACGTGGGCTCGCCACCGAACGAAGAGGGGCGGCCTTGAGCCTCCACCGCCGCACGGTCCAGCGGGACCTGAACGAGGGGCCGATCGTGGAGATGCTCCGCGCCGCTGGCTGCAGCGTCCAGCGGCTCAGCATCGCCGGCGCTCCGGACCTCCTCTGCGGCATTCGCGGCGTCACGTTCCTGGTCGAGGTGAAGAACCCGGACCGCGACGGGAAGCAGCGTCGGCTCCGCGAGAACCAGGCGGACTGGGCCCGGAAGTGGAAGGGCTCGCACGTCTGGGTAGTCGAGTCCGTCGAAGAGGTGGGTCCCCTCCTCTCTCGCGTCACCGAGGGCCGCTGGAGGGACGCGCCGTGATGCTCCTCCCGACCGGACCCTTCGGGTGCATCGTCGCGGACCCGCCGTGGCGGTTCGACAACCGCGCATCGCGTGCCGCGGCGGAGAGGCACTACCGCACCATGAGCGTGGCCGAGCTGGCTGCCCGTGCGCCACGTCGCTGCGCGGGACGCTCACCTGTACCTCTGGACGACCGCGTCGCACCTCTCGGAGGCGCTGTACCTGATGGGCTGGTGGGGCTTCACGTACAAGCTCCCGCTGGTCTGGGTGAAGACGAAGGCGCCGGGCGAGAAGGTGCAGATCGGCCTCGGGAACTACTTCCGCCACGCTCACGAGCTCTGCCTGTTCGGCGTCCGGGGCCGCGCGCCGGCGCTGGTCCACAACCTATCGACCGTCATCTACGCCCCGCGGCAGCGCCACTCCCAGAAGCCCGAGGAGCTCCAGGAGCGCGCCGAGCTGCTCTCCCCAGGGCCTCGCCTCGAGCTTTTCGCGCGGCGGCATCGGCGTGGGTGGACCGGCTGGGGGAACCAACTGCGGAAGGCTGCCTGAGGAGGCCGCATGCTCTGCGACGTCGGCGACTGTCCGAACCCTGCAGCCCGGAGCGGGAAGTGCTGGGGGCACTGGAAGGCCCTCCAGCGCGGGGACACCAGCCGGCGGGAGCTGGTGAAGCGCCCAGGGAGCCCCCTCGAGCGGCTCACCGAGGCCGCGATCACGTACGCCGAGGCCGACGACGATGAGGACTTCGAGCGAGGCCAGGACAACCTCCGGAAGAGCGCCCTCGCGTACAGCCGGAAGCACGCCTCGGAGGCCATCCGGGCGGCGATGGCGCGGCTGAAGGAGCGCGGGGTGCGCCTCGGCCGCCCCCCGAAGCTCGATCCCGAGGAGGCGGCACGGCTCGTCCAGGAGCTCGGTGGCGTCTCGAAGGCCGCCCGAGCGCTCCACATCTCCCGCTGGACCGTCTGGCGGGCCCTCCGGGGGTCGACTGTTGGGCATGGTGCAAAAGGTCAACCTTCTGCAACAAGTAGGATGGTGTAACCCCGCCGGACCGGGTCCCCGCTCCGCCCCATCCTGGGCGTGTGGCGCTGACTCCCAAGCAGGCGGCCTTCGTCCGCGAGTACCTCGTGGACCTGAACGCCACCCAGGCCGCGATCCGGGCCGGATACTCGGCCAGTTCCGCTGAGGTGACCGGCTCGAAGTTGCTAGGGAATCCCAAGGTCCGCCAGGCGGTCGACGAGGCGGTCCAGCGGCGCTCCGAGCGGGTCGAGGTGAAGCAGGACGACGTGCTCCTCACCCTCCTCCGCATCCTGAACGCGGACATCGGGAAGGCCTTCGACGCCGACGGCAGGCTGCTCGCCATGCGGGACATCCCCCCGGACGTGCGTCTGGCCATCTCCGCAGTCGAGACGGACGAGCTCTACGGGAGCGAGGGCGGGAAGCGGACTGAGATTGGACTCACCCGCAAGCTGAAGTTCTGGAGCAAGGACAAGGCGCTCGAGCTCGCGATGCGCCACCTGGGCCTGCTCAAGGACCGGGTCGACGTGAAGGTCTCCATGACGCTCGAGGACCTGGTGCAGCTGTCCATGAAGAAGCCGGAGGACGGTTGAACGTCGCCGCCTCCAAGCTCCGGGAGTGGCGCGAGCGCCCCATCACCTTCGTGCGGGAGGTGCTGCGCGCCGAGCCGGACGCCTGGCAGGCGGAGGTGCTCGAGGCCTTCCCCACCCAGAACCGCATCGCCATGACGGCGTGCAAGGGACCGGGGAAGTCCGCCATCGAGGCGTGGTGCGGGTGGAACTTCCTCCTCACCCGGCCCCACCCGAAGGTCGTCTGCACGTCCATCACCGGGGACAACCTCCGGGACGGCCTGTGGACCGAGTTCGCGAAGTGGCAGCAGAACTCCGAGTTGCTCAAGAGGGCCTTCCACTGGAGCGCCGAGCGCATCGTCGCGAAGGACCACCCTGAGACCTGGTGGGCGTCGGCGCGGCAGTGGAGCAAGGGCGCGGATCCCGCGCAGCAGGCACACACCCTCGCCGGCATCCACGCCGACTTCGTCATGTTCATCGTCGACGAGGCGGGCGGCGTTCCGGATGCCGTCATGGCGGCCGCGGAGGCCGGCCTCGCGAACGCAGACCCCGAGAGGGGGACCGAGGCGAAGCTCCTCATCGGGGGCAACCCGACGCACCTGGACGGGCCGCTCTACCGGGCCAACACCCGCGAGCGGAAGCTCTGGTTCATCGTCAAGATCAACTCCATCCCCGGGCACCCGAAGCGGACGCCCCGTGTCTCGGAGAAGTGGGCCCAGGAGCAGATCGACAAGTACGGCTGGGACTCCCCCTTCGTCCTGGTGAACGTCCGCGGAGAGTTCCCTCCCGCCCAGAGCAACGCCCTCCTGGGCGTGGACGACGCCACCGAGGCGGCGGCGCGCGTCATCCCCGAGGTCGAGTTCGCCGACGAGGTGCGTGTCCTGGGCGTTGACGTCGCCCGCTTCGGCGACGACGAGACCGTCCTCTTCCCCCGCCAGGGTCGCGCGGCGATGCGCCCCAAGGTGTTCCGGAACATCGACACCATGGCGACCGCCGGGCAGGTGGCGATGGTGCTCGAGCGCTGGAAGCCTGACGGCACCTTCATCGACGTCACGGGCATCGGGGCAGGCGTGGTGGACCGTCTCCTCCAACTCGGGTTTCCCGTCATCGGCGTGGACTTCGGCGGCAAGCCGCTGAACGGGAAGTTCGCGAACCGCCGCGCGGAGATGTGGTTCACCATGGCGGATTGGGTGAAGGGCGGGGGCTGCATCCCCGACGACCCCACGCTCATCGGCGAGCTACCAGCGCCCACCTACCACTTCACGCCAGACGGCAGGCTCGCCCTCGAGAAGAAGGAGGACATGAAGAAGCGCGGCCTCCAGTCTCCGAACCGAGCGGACGCCCTGGCGCTCACCTTCGCCGCTCCGGTGGCCCACCGCGGCTTCCGGGGACAGGTCCTTCAGGGCCTTTCAGGCCCTCGCGTGCTGCACGACTACGACCCCTACCAGGAGCTGTGACCATGGGCGCAGTGGGACCATTCGGACGAGGCGACCTCTACGAGGAGCGGATGAAGCCCCGCGCGCCCCCCAGCGACCCCGCTCCGGTCGCCCCCGACTTCACGGACGCCGAGGTGCGCAAGGCGCGAGCCGCGGAGATGGCCCGCCTCCTCGCGAGGCGCGGCCGCTCCTCCACCTTCCTCACCGGCCCCAAGGGCGACACCAGCACGCCCACCCTCGGCAAGACGATGCTGGGCGGAGGTTGAGCCATGGACGCCAGCACCCCCCGGCAGCGGTACATCAAGCGGCTCGGCGCGCTGAAGAGCGAGCGGAGCACCTGGATTGACCACTGGCGCGAGCTCTCCGAGTACGTCCGCCCGCGCAAGGCGAAGTTCTTCACGACGGACACCAACAACGGCGCCAAGCAGCACCGGAGCATCATCAACGGGACGCCCATCCGGGCCTCTCGCATCCTCGCCTCCGGGATGATGGCCGGCATCTCGAGCCCGGCGCGCCCCTGGTTCCGCCTCACCACGGCGGACGCGGCGCTCGCCGAGTACGGCCCGGTGAAGGACTGGCTCCACATCGTGGAGTCCGTCCTCCGCGAGAAGCTGCAGAAGTCCAACCTCTACAACTGCCTGCACCAGGTCTACGAGAACCTCATCGTCTTCGGGACGCAGCCCCTCCACATCGAGGAGGACGTGCGGCGCGGCTTCCGGGGGTACGTCTTCCCCGTCGGCCAGTATTGCCTCGCCAACTCGGCGCAGCTGGAGGTGAACACCGTCTATCGGGAGCTGCGGATGACGGTGGCCCAGGCGGTGGAGCGCTTCGGCCTCCAGCGCTGCAGCAACAGGCTCCGGCAGCTGTACGAGCGCCAGGAGCTGGACCAGTGGGTGGACGTCCTCCACGTCCTCGAGCCCAACCGGGACGCCGAACCCGGTCGCCCCGGGCCCCGCGGCATGGCGTGGCGCAGCTGCTGGCTCGAGGTGTCCGCGGCCGAGGGGGACGGGCCTACCTTCCTCCGGGAGGGCGGCTTCGAGGAGTTCCCCGTCATGGCCCCCCGCTGGGCCGTCTCCGGCGAGGACGTCTACGGGGAGAGCCCGGGCATGGAGGCGCTCGGCGACGCGAAGGCGCTGCAGCTCATCGAGAAGCGGAAGGCCCAGGCGGTGGATCGGGTGGTCAACCCGCCCATGCGCGGCCCCTCCGCGCTCCGGGGACAGCAGGTGAGCCTGCTCCCCGGCGCCGTCACCTACGTGGACGCCATCCACCCCGGCCAGTCCTTCGCCCCAGCCATCGAGCTCCACCCCTCCGCCATCCCCGCCATCGACGGGCTCGGGCGCGAGCACGAGCTGCGCATCAACCAGGCCTTTATGGCGGACCTCTGGATGTCCCTCGCCCGGGCCGACGGGAAGATGACCGCCACCGAGGTGATGGAGCGCCACGAGGAGAAGATGCTGCAGCTGGGGCCCGTCATGGAGCGCCTGCAGAACGAGCTCCTGGACCCGATGATCTCCCGCTGCTTCAACATCGGCCTGCGGAACCGCTGGTTCCCGCCCCCGCCGGAGGAGCTCCAGGGGCAGGAGGCGCGCGTCGAGTACCTCTCCATTATGGCCCAGGCGCAGAAGATGCTCGGCATCACCGGCGTGGAGCGCTTCGTCTCCTTCGTCGGGAGCGTCGCCGCCGGCGTCGGCCCGGACGTCCTGGACAAGCTGGACGCGGACCAGGTGGTGGACGAGTACGGCAACATGCTGGGCATCCCGCCGAGCATCGTGCGGCCCGACGAGGCGGTGGAGGCCATCCGCGCGAAGCGGGCGCAGGTCGCGCAGGCCCAGCAGGCGATCGCCACCGCCGGCGCCGTGGCGGAGGGAGCGAAGACGCTCTCCCAGGCGGACACCGGCGGTGACAACGCGCTGACCCGGCTGATGCACGGGCTGAGCGGCGTGGCTGCAGGAGGCCTTCCGCAGTGACGCCAGAGGAGCAGGCCAGGGAGCAGGCGGACCAGGATCTCCGCGCCGTCCTCCTCACCCCCGCCGGGCGGCGCTTCGTGTGGCGGGTGGTGGAGAGCATGACGCGCAGTCTGGACGGCTCCTTCGCAGGGGAGGCCACCCACGCCACCGCCTACAACGAGGGGCTCCGGGCGGTGGGGCTCCACATCACCCTGGAGACGCAGCGAGTGGCGCCCGAGCTGTACGTCGTCATGCTCCAGGAGGCCCTCCAGGAGCGCGAGGACGCCCGCCGGCGGCGTGAGGCGATGCCCCAGGAGCCGGACGAGGGCTGACGCCGGACTGCGTCCACGGCGGGCCCTAAACCCTTGGGGGCATGACGACCCCCACCACCGGCGCGCAGTCGGGAACCACGTCCACGGAGACGGGGACGCCTGGCGCGGCACCGGCCGAAGGCGCCACCGGCGGCACCGGCGGCACCGAGGGCGCTCCGGGCACGCCCCCGGCCACGCCCACCACCCCGGACCCGAAGCCCGCGAGCGAGACGCCCCCCGCCACCCCGCCACCGGGAGAGGGCGCCAAGCCCCCCGAGGGTGAGAAGAAGCCGGACGACGCCCCCCCGGCCGAGCTCGAGCTCAAGGTGCCGGAGGGAGTGGCGCTCGACCCCGCTCTCATCGACGGCTTCAAGCCCGTCTTCAAGGACCTGGGCCTCGACAGCGAGAAGGCCCAGAAGCTCGTCGACCACTTCGCCGCCAGCCAGAAGGCTCGCGTGGCGCAGCTGCTCGCCGAGCACCAGGCCCAGGAGGCGTCCTGGCGCGAGGCTGTCCGGGCGGACAAGGAGCTCGGCGGGACGGCCTTCGAGGCCACCGAGAAGGACGCCGCGCGGGCGCTCTCGAAGTTCGGCACCCCCGCGCTCACCGAGTTCTTCGAGACGTCCGGCTACGGGAGCCACCCGGAGCTGGTGCGCCTCCTGGCGCGCGTCGGGAAGGCGCTCGCCGAGGACTCGGTCGCGGACAGCGCCAACCTCGGCAAGCCGCCTCCCCGCGGCGACGACGCCTTCCTCCGCCAGATGTACGACCACCCCAGTTCGGCCGCGTTGCTGCCGAAGGAGTAGACCGACGTGTCTGTCATCAACGCCACCTACGCGACCCTGCTCGACCTGGTGAAGGCCAAGGACCCCAACGGGGCCCAGGCCAAGGTGGTCGAGGCGCTCATGCAGGAGACCCCCATCCTGGAGGACATCCCCTTCCGGGAGGGCAACCTCGACACGGGGCACCGCATCACGAACCGGACCGCCCTGCCCACCGTCCAGTGGCGGCAGATCAACAAGGGGTACAACTCCTCGAAGGGCAAGACGGACCAGGTGGACGAGGCCTGCGGCTCGATGGTGGGCAAGTCCGTGGTCGACACGAAGCTCGTCGAGCTCAACGGCGGCCTCGCGTACCGGGCCAGCCAGGACCTCGCCTTCACCCAGGCCTTCCGTCACGAGTTCGAGACCGGCCTCGTGTACCACTCCACGAAGACGGCGCCCGAGAAGTTCATGGGCCTCGCGCCCCGCTTCAACTCCACCTCCGCGCCGGGCGGCTCGCAGATCATCCTCCACGACGGGTCGGCCTCCGGGAACGACCAGTCCTCGATGTTCCTCGTCGGCTGGGGCCCCAACAGCGTCTACGGCATCGTGCCGAAGGGCAGCAGCGGCGGGCTCCGCTCGAAGGACATGGGCATCCACTACGTGGACGACGGCACCGGGGCCACGTTCTCCGCGTACATCACGGAGTGGAACTGGGACGTCGGCCTCTGCGTCGAGGACTGGCGGTACGTCGTCCGGATCGCCAACATCGACACCGGCAACCTGGTGACCACCGGTCGCGCGCTCATCGAGTCCATGATGAGGGCCGAGGAGGAGAAGATGCAGTCGCTGGACGGGAACATCCGCCCCGTCTGGTACTGCAACCGGCGGATCCGCTCCTACCTGCGGCTGCAGGCGACCGACAGCGTGAAGAACAGCACGCTGTCCATGGAGTCGGTGGGCGGGAAGCCGGTGCTTATGATGAGCGGCATCCCCGTCCGCCGCACCGACGCGCTCCTCAACACCGAGGCGCCCATCAGCTGAGCGGGGTAGTCGCGCCCGCTCCATTCGGAGGCGCCTCTCGCGGGGCGCCTCCTTCCCCTCCTCCCTCCCCTTCCCTCCGTCGCCTCACCTCAGGACCCAGGAGCCTCCCCGATGATTCTGGACCGCCAGCTGCTGCTCTCCGAGAACCAGGACCTCTCGCAGACCGCTGCGAACTACCTCTCCACCAACTCCATCGACCTGGGGACCACTGGGACCATCCCGGGAGTCGGCGGCACCCCGGTCTCCGATGTCGGCCGCGGGACCCCCAAGAACCTCTTCGTCCAGGTGACGGAGACCTTCACCTCGGGCGGCGCGGCCACCCTCCAGGTGCACGTGGTCTCCGGCACCGCCGTGGACGGGAACGGGCAGCTGAGCGCTGGCGTGAAGATCCACAACTCCTCGCGCGTGTACGCGCTCGCGGACCTGGTGGCGGGGAAGCAGCTCGAGGTCGCCATCCCCCCGGGCATCGACCAGCGCTACCTCGCGCTCCGGTACGACATCGGCACCGCGACCACGACCGCGGGCACCGTGACGGCCGGCATCGTCCTCGACCGGCAGACCAACCCGACCGTCTAGCCCCCGGCCCCGAACCCCGACCTCGCGCAGGCTGACCGCGGCGCCACACACCCGACCAGGAGAGCACGGTGCACGACAAGACGAAGGACCTCGAGGCGAAGGTGAAGGAGCTCGAGGCGAGGCTGAAGCAGACCGAGGCCGAGAAGCGGGAGCTCTCGACCAAGGTGGCCGACATGGACGCCGGTCGCCACGCCCCGAACGCGGAGCACGCGGCGAAGTGCGAGGCCATCCGCACGCAGGCCATGGTGAAGGACGGCATGCGCTTCTACCGCGCGACGGTGCCGTACTACCGGGAGGGCCGGTACTTCGAGCGGGGCTCCGTCGTCCGGCTCCCCGAGGCCGAGCAGCCCTCCGTCACCTTCGAGCCCCTGAAGTCCCAGGCCGAGGTGGCGCCCGAGGTCCCGGCGCGGCACCCCGAGCCCGCGGCCCAGCCGGACGCCCCCAAGAAGCAGCGCGCGTCCGACCTCGACGTCTAGCCCTCGGGCCACCCCATGGCGACGTCCGACGCGCAGCTGTGCAGCATGGCGCTGCTCCGCGTCGGGCAGCGCCAGACCATCGACTCCCTCAACGGGCCGTCGGCGGAGGCCCGCGCCTGCAAGGCGCTCTACGCCGACGCCCGCGACGCCCTCCTGGCCATGCACCCGTGGCGGTTCGCCACCAAGCGCGCCGTCCTCGCGGAACTGGAGGACGATGAGCGCTCGGGCTGGGAGTACACCTACGCCCTCCCCACGGACTGCATCACGCCGCGGAGCCTCTGGGCCGGGGACCGCGCGCCCGCCCTCTCGGGCAAGTACCCCTTCGAGCTGGAGTGGGGGGCCAACGACACGCCGGTGCTCCTGGCGGACCAGGAGGACGCCGAGCTCGTCTACACGGCCCGCATCACCGTCGTGCCCCGCTTCCCCCCGCTCTTCGTCGAGGCCCTGGCCTGGAAGCTCGCGGCGGACCTCGCGCTCTCCCTGCCGGTGAAGCCGGGCGTCGCGAAGGTGATGGAGGAGAAGTTCCAGCGCGCGCTCGCCCAGGCCGTCGCCGCGGACGGGAACCAGGTCCAGGAGGACGCGCAGCCAGAGAGCGAATTCGTCCGAGGGAGGTAGCGTGCCGCCCATCCGCCAGACCAGCTTCGCCGGTGGCGAGCTGTCCCCCTACCTCTGGGGGCGGACGGACCTGGAGCGCTTCCTCATCGGGCTCCGGCGCTGCCGGAACTTCTTCGTCTCGAAGCAGGGGGCCGCGGTCTCCCGCCCCGGGACGAAGTACGTCGCCACCCCGAAGTTGGCGCTGAACACCGGCTCCTCGGGCAACGTCCGCCTCATCCCCTTCGTGTACTCGGACGAGCAGTCCTACGTGCTCGAGTTCGGGCACTTCTACATCCGCTTCCACACCCAGGGCGGCACCGTCGAGTCCTCCCCGGGCGTTCCCTACGAGGTGGGGACCAACTTCACCGGGGCGGATCTCGCCGACATCCGCTACGCCCAGACGGGCGACGTCCTGACGCTCACCCACCCGAGCCGGGTGCCGGTGGAGCTCCGGCGGAACGGGCACACCAGCTGGGCTCTGTCCGTGGTGAGCGCAGATCGGCCCGCCATCTCCACGTCCTCCCCGCTGCTCCGAGAGCCTCTCCCCGTCGAGGACGCGGACCACCCCGCGCGGGAGTGGCAGTGGGCGGTGACGGAGGTGCGCCGCGACTCCCGGGGCATCGCCTACGAGACGGCGCCCACCTACGTCACC